AAGCCATAATAGCTAATCCAGAACTTATTGTAGCATCAAACTTTGTTCTTCTATTTATATCAAACTTACCCCAATCATTCAAAGTTTCGTTAAAAGGCATTGACCCAAAACCTTCGTTCTTTTCACCTACATGGTCGTTTATATACATTTCAATTGCAGCTGCGTGAGCTTGCTTTATATCTTCACTTGAGTTTGGCATACCACCAATCTCTCTTTCTGTTACAGATAGCTTATTCCAAACCTTGTCCGGCCTGTTCATAGAAAAGCCTCTGTAACCTCTTCTTTTGAAATAGTACAATAACCTTGGTTTATTGTTCTCAGCCAATATTGGCATACCATAAAATATGCAGGCCATTAGAACATCTTCAAAAAATATTTCAGCCGTTTGTGGTCTTGCTATATATTCTAAAAAGAATTCATTAGCTGGAGCATCTTCCATACTGAACTTTGTAAGGCCGTGAAGCGATCCTTTCGAACCTTTACCATCAACAGTACCTGATATATCGTAAGAGTCACAACCAAATGCGCCAACGTGCTCATTGCCAGGGTGCTTTACGTTATTTTTTATTACAACTCTATTTTGTAAGTTACTAGGTGGCACCCAACTTACTTTAAACCTACCCTTTTGATTTGGCATGAATACTACTTTAGTATCTTTTACTCCGTTTTGCCACTGAAAGTTTCCAACGGTCAAATCAACTGTTTCTTCGTTGTAATCTATTTGCTCGTATATTTTAGTTAAGTTAAATATACTATTTTTTGTTTCATCTCTGAAAGCGTGCTCTTCAGTTCTAGGAAACTGCCTATAAAATTCATTTAAAGCATCTTGATCAGACTTCAACCCTTCAGCTTCATTTTGCCAATGCTCTACTACACCTATATCTATTAAATCTCCGTGTGGGTCAAGAACCTCTTGTTCAGGTGTTTCGAACACAGGTAATCCATAAGAATCAATGAATCCCTCGTAGTTCCATTCCATAGGTATGAACAGAGAATAGAGGCCCGAATTTGTCTGTCCATTTCTGTTTCGTTTTGTAACATCTGAACCATTGTATAGTTTTTTAAATTCGTTACCACCTTTGTCTAGTGCATTACTAGTTGATCCCATCATACACTTACCTATGATTCTACTACCAAGCCTTAGTGTTGTTTTTGTTACTCTCCAGTTATTTAAAATATTGTTAGGTCTTTCCCACTTACCACTCTCATCGTGAACCAGTAGTCTTAACTTTTCACCATCATAACTATTATCACCAGTGTTCTTCCAATCTATGGTTGTATCCAGTCCATCGAGTTCCTCAGGTTTGTCGGTGCTAGTAATGTTCCGTCTTGTAAGTTTAGAAGCGGGGACTCTGTACGCAAGCTCGGTCTTTGGTCTGTCCATTCCGTCCTGTATTGGTTTAAAAAAGAATGGATAATTGACTGATATTGGTACAACTTTATCTGTGAACATTTTCTTGGCGTCTGGTCCAGATTTGGACAATATTCCGAATCGTGCATCTGAACTAATAGTTGCTTGATTAACAGTTTCTCCTGACGCCATAAATGAGAATCCTGATCGACGATTTTTAAGATAGCACATTCCATAAGACCTTTTGTCTGCCTTGCATGCTTCCCAGAATATAAAGAACAATCTGTTGGCTTCCCTAAAGTCTGGGTTACCGACATCAATCTTCGACCATTGAAGGTACATATAGTGAGTACCAGTAATATAAGTAGGCTTACCATTGTTGTAAAACCAAAAACCTTCTTCTCTTTTCTTAAATTCTCCTTCAATATAATCTATGTATTTATTTTTAAATTCGCTTGGTAGTTCTTTCCAGTCAAATATTGTTTTAACTCTGTTAAGTTCCTTAGGATAAGGAGTCACCTCCCATTTGTCACTTTTAAACTTATGAGTGTTATTTATTGGTGGTAATGCTATCTTTAGGTTTTGTATTTCATATATCTCACCTATTTTACCAGTCTTGCTAATAACTACCATATCGTGGTCTTTGTTATAGCCATACTCCCAGCGCTTAGCTTTGTTTAATCTTTTTAAAGCGTTTGTGGGTACGTGATTGTCTAGTACTTTAAATAATGTCTGCTTATACATTACTTGCTCCTCCTTTCAGCAAAACCGCTAAACGCAACAGATTTATCTTCTATAGGTTTATTTTCTAAAACGGCTTTTTCGTTTTCAATACGAGTTAGTATTTCAAAAGCATCGAATATAGCTAGCTTCTTTGTAGCAGCAGCATTTTTAAGTCTATCAGCAGAAACATCATCTTCAGTGTTAGTAATGATTTTCTCTTGTGCTACCTTAATTAGCTCTTCAACTGCTTTATAACCAGCTTGGATTATACTCTCTTTCTTCTCCTTCGTATTCATATTTAATTGTAATTGATTTTGTTCTGACCCTGTAGACAAGTTCGTCTTCTATGATGAATTCAAACTCGCTACCTGGCGTAAAGCCTACCTTGTCTCCTACTTCTATGCCTCTGCTATTTAAAACATCATTAGCATACTTAACTATACCAACTAATGGCTTTTCTTTTTCAAGAGAAAACATATCGTCGTTAGCTATAGGCTTTACAAAGCAATACTCATCTAGTGACTTCCACTGATCTTCATGCTTATATATGTATAATTGATCGTCGTAAACAAAGTACTTATCTTCAGTAAAGAAGCTTTTACTGTTTTGCTCTACGCCTCTCACGTCATGCCATCTTCTAAATACATTGTGATGTATGATAACCTCATCGCCTATTTGTATGTTAGTTTCTTTATTTTTAGGCAAACCAACAACTATAGCATTGTTGCTTACGTTCTTGTGAGTGAATATCTCAGTGTTTAATATGAGATCTACGTCACCAACTTTTTTAGTGTTGTTATATCTTGAATCTAACGGAGACACTATAAAACTATCCCATCCGTTCATTAATATTCTAAATTGTATTCAACCGCTATAGCCATGTTTTTATTAAAGTCTTTCCATGGCAAAATCTCATTATCTTTCATAATATAAATACTGTACTTGTCGTCTTCTTCAAGTATTGAATTTATAGTATGCCCTCCGTAAACCTCTTGACCTACGGAGTAATGCATAGCTTCGTTTTTATAATCTTTACCTATACTAATTTTTCTTATCAGCTCCATCTTCTTTTTGTCTAATTGTCCCATCACTAACACTGATAATAACTTTACCATACTCGTCTTCTAACTCTTTTTGAAAAGTTTCTAAATCTTTTCTAAAAACAGGTATAGCTGCTATCAAGTCAAACTTTCTAGATTCTACTTGACCAAGCTCC